AAAACCTAGAAAAAAGGATTAAACAAGCAGAGCATATGTATGAAACTACACAACCTTCAGATGTCGGTCCATTCAAGAAGTTTGGTCTTGAAATTCTGACAGCTGTTGTTCCTAATATGATAGCGAATGACCTAGTTTAAAGCGGGGTCTGCAACAGGTGACTGTTGTATAAAACTGGATGAATTGCTGGGAACCTATTTATGGGGGTTTATATGATGAAGGATAAGGTAGTTTGTAAGATTTGTGGTATTGAAAAGAAAGTTTTGACTCAACATCTTAGTACATCACATAGTTTGAATAAAGAAGAATATAAGAAAGAATATCCAGATGCAAGTATAGTTTGTGAATCAACAAGTAAAAAAAGAAGCAAAGCTGCTATTGACCAGTGGAATAATTTAAATGAAAGAGAACAAGAACAAAAAATTAAAAAATTATATACTTCTGGTCAAAAAAGATTAAAAGAATTAAGAAAAAATCCTGATTTTTGCAATAAAATTAGTAATAAAGTTTCAGAAACAATTCAGAAAAAGATGAAAGAAAATCCTGAATATAGAACTAAGCTGAAAAAACAAAATTCTGAAAAGAGCAAAAAGTGGTGGGATAGTTTATCTAAAGAAGAATTAGATAATTTAAAAACTCAGAGAGCATATGAAATGAAAAAATGGTGGAATGAAACTTCTGAAGAAATATTAAATAAAAGAAATAAAAAACTATCTATAGCAATGGTAGATAGATGGAAGGATATTGAAGGAACAGAAGAAAAGGAACAGATTTGCAATAAAATTGCAGAATCAGTTGCAGATTATTGGGAATCTTTAACTCCAGAAGAGAGAACTGCTCTTTTAGATAAATTATCTTTTAAAACATATAATGTAAAGATTGGGAAAGACAAATATTCTTTTAGAAGTAAATTAGAGATAAAAGCAGCTGAATACTTTTTTGAAAATGGATTTGAATTTGAATATGAATCACTTTTCATACCTTATAATCATATGGGAAGGAAAAGGAACTATATCCCAGATTTTTATCTTCCTAATTATAATTTAATTGTTGAAGTAAAAAGTGAATATACATATAAGGAAGATATAGATACAACAAAAATGCAGTCTACTAAAAGTTTGGGGTATTATTTTGAATATCTATATGATTTTGATAACTTACCTTCTATATTAAATAAATATTCCCTTAATTCAATAAATAGGCAATCAGCAGCCAAGCCTTAATCGGGATTTTAACGGGTTAAGGAAGGTTCAGAGACTAGTGAATGAGTTATCCCAACAATAAGTCACAAATAGCGTCCAGCTCTCATATTTGTAATTTTAATATGAGATGATGATATAGTCCACCCCTAAAAGTAATTTTAGGAAGCGTTTCAGTTCAACCAATGGACAACAGAGTGGGTTAACCTATTGAGCTCACTTAAAACTGAGTTAATTGCTGGAAACCCCTAAAGCTTTCTGTACTACATCATATAATCTGTAAAGATAGAATGATAAAGTTATAAAAATCAGAAAGATACTACAATGGGCAATCAGCAGCTAAGTATCCTAGTTGTTTAATTAATATTAACTTAGATAAAAACTAGGACAAAAGTCCAACGACTAGAGGTGAATTTAATACCTCCAAGAAAGCTCAGCTCTCTTAAATCAAGAGATGAAGATATAGTCTAATCTGAGGTGGAATCAACCATCTGATGAAAATGGAAGAAATTCCCAGAGCATAAGTTAAAAGCTTATGGTAAATCACAAAATGGAAATACGTTACGTTAAATATTTATATGGCAGTGATAAAGGTGCCGTAGAAGCTGGAGATGAAATTACTTCTGCTAAGGAATTCAGTGGTGGAAATTATAATTATTCCAGTGAAGAAGTAAGTAATGAAGTTGTTGCTGTTGATGGTTTTACAGGTTCATCAGAAGAGTGGGATTTATCTTGGACTCCTATTAGACCAGGTACTGTTAAACTGACTTGGGATGGCGGAGAGATTACTGATGATGGTGAAGGAGTATTAGAAGGAGATAATATTTCAGGTAATGATAATGTTATTGATTATGAATCAGGTAAAATCACTATTGATGGTGATAGTTCTACTGCTGAAACAGTATATGCTGAATATAGAGCGGATTTTGAAACAGCACCTGTTACAGCGCCTAGAGTCAGCCTGAAAATAGCTACTCTTCCTATTATCGCTAAGACAAGAAAACTGACAACTCTATACAGTTTTGATGCTGCATTTGACCTACAGCAGGATTATATTTATAGTCCCGTTGCATAGGTATATGCGACTGAAAACTTCGTTAATTGCTGGGACTCCCTAAAGCTTCTTGTACCACATCACATAATCTGTAAAGATAAAGTGATACGGTTATAAAAAATCAAGAAGATGTAACAATGGGTAATCAGCATCTAAGTGTCTAAACTCGAAGATAATTATTATATAAATTCTTAGAGTGGAGTTAAAATTGGAGTTGTTCACTCCGAGGTTTACAAGATACAAAGAGATTGTTAAAAATAAATCTTCAAGTTTAGATAAAAGTTCAACGACTATCCCTTTGTAGGGAGTAGAACTCAAGAGAGTTCGAAAAGCGAAGTGCCTAGAAATAGGTAATGATATAGTCTGGTCTTGTAGGAAACTACAAGAAGGACATATTTTAAATCGAATATGTTCGTAACAAAAACGTATGGTTTTGAAATCAACACAGAACTGGTAGGACAAATCGCTGCTTCAATTAAACATGAGATTGATGGTGAAGTATTAGATGATATCAGAAGAACTGCAAATACTGATGTTTCTGACTATGACTACAATGTACCTTCTGGTGTAAGTAGGCAGGAACATGATGATGCATTCTATAATCACTTAGTAGAAGCTGGAAACCATATCTTTGATAGAACAAAGCGTGCTACTTGGAACTTTGTTGTAATGGGAACTGGTGTTGCTAATGTTGTAGAAACTATGAGGTCATTTGAAAGAGCAGGAGACGCTACACCTGTAGGTCCTCATTTATCTGGATATGTTAATGGTGTTCCAGTATATAAGAATCCTTATTATCCTTCAAATGAATATGTTGTTGGATTCTCAGGAGAAGGATTATTTGAATCAGGATATGTATATGCACCTTATATGCCGATATTATCTACTAGTTTAATAATGACTGAAGATTTTACTGGTAGAAAAGGATTTGCTACATCTTACGGTAAGAAAGTTGTTAATAGTAATATGTATCAAAAAGGTGTTGTTACTGGACTTTAATAGTTAAATAATATAACTGATTTATTTTGTCTTTGGAATTATACTGATAATTACATTATAATTTAAAAATTAAAGGGAGTTAAAATTGGAGATTGGCCGTCTTCAAGGCTCTTAGATGTTTTTGATATCTAAGAGTCACTCTCTTTTAATATAATACTTAAGAATATTTTTCAAATTAATATAAATCATTTAGCTAAGTGATTTTGGGGGCTTGGGAAAGTTTGAAGGGTGGGTGGCAAAAAAAAAGATAACCTCCTCCATAGAGATTAAATCTCCTCCTCTGCCTACCCTTCAATTTTATATAATCGGAGGTGCAATAAATGCCAATAAAAAGGATATTGGAAGTAGTAAATACTGAAAATAAAAGTAATAAAAACAATATAAATTTGCACGAATTAGCTGAATCGAATGAAAATTATTATCATCAAGATGATTTCATTCATTTAGCTTTTGAAACTAAGAATACTATAGATAATTTAGCTAGGTCTAATTATATAAATGTTGGTAATGAAGGATTTAAAAGAAATATTCCACAGGGAAGTAAAGGAATAATATTGGGTATTTCAGAAAATAACAGTTATTTATTACATTTTACTGATAATACTATACTTGAATTAGGTAAAGATGAAGTAATAAATAGTTTAAGGTTTGGTGATTTTGTTCCTACTGATTGGGTAGAAAATGTTTTGGAAGGTTATCCGAAGGCATACAGAAGGCTTGGGAAAGATAAATAATAAGATTATTAACAAAAATCAAAGAAAGGTAGTGGAGGTGTTTAAATTTGAAAAAAGTTAAAGAATTACTTTTACACAATCCAGGTAACGAAAGAGAAAAGATATTAGTTTTTAGGACATACAGATATTTTTATATAGAACCAGGTGAAACAACTACGGTAGAAGTTGAAACAGATAAGGAATTTAAACATTATAAAGAAGTAGCTAAGATACACGATTTAGAATTAAAACTTAATACTAAAAATATAGATGAAGAAGAACCTGATAGTGAAGAAGATGAAGAGATTGAAGAAGAATTGGAAGAAGATGAAGTAGAAGAAGATGTTGAAGAAACAGTTATTGAAGAAGAAATTGAAGAAGAAGAATCTGAAGGTGAAGATGAAGTAGAAGAAGAAATTGAAGAAACAGATATAGTACAGGAAGAAGAAGTTGAACCAGAAGACAAAGAAGAGGAAGATGAGGTTAAGGTTAAACAGAGAGATTTACAGACATTAGAAGAAAAGTTATATGAATTTGAAC